CATCAATCACTCCCATTCCAATTAACTCGCGAACCTTACCGCCGAACGCGCGGACCCACAAGGAGCTTGACGCGCGCTCTGTGACTGACTGTCACAAGCCAGTATAGTAGATCACCGCAAGTAGACCAGCGCGACGCGCTCGCCGTCGCGCGTGATCACCACGCCGTGGTTGCGGTTCCAGTCATGCGGCACCACGTCCAGGCAGTCTCGCAGCGAGACGTCCAGCGTGGGCGCGACGATCTCCCCATCGCGCCACTCCGGCCGCTGCGCCTGAGTGTCGATACCTTGCGCCTCGATGTACCGAGTGAGACGCGTCTCCACCCTGCGCATCCGGTCTCGTATCTCGACCACGGGGTCGCCGTCGTATGGAACTTGCTTGCCCATCGTAGCCTCGCTGAACCGTTACAGTGGGTATAGCTCATTCGGCCGCGTCGGCCACCCCAAAGGCGGTCATGAACCCCCGCATCTGTTCGATAATCTCGTCCGCCTGGGTCGCGGCCTGCTCCTTCAAGACCTTGCCGACCTTGGGGTCGCGCAGCATCTTGACGTCGTAGCCTGCCAGCCGCGCCTTGATCTCCTTGCCAAGCTTGGCAAGGTTCGGGTCATTGAGGATGTTCAGCCCTGGCAGGATATCGCAGAGATCGATCAGGTTGTCCCTGACACTGTCGTAGAGCCGGCCGTCCGCGCGCATGCGTTCGGCGTAGTGCTCCAGCGCCTTGGATAGCTGGCCCCACACCTTGTTCATGACCTCGCCGACACGCGTGTTGAGGTTCGCCTCGATCTGCGCTTGGATGCGCTGGCTCTGCTCGGCATCGACCTTGACGCGGAAGTCCGACGCCTCGGTGACCGCGTCGATCTCCATGCGCGCATAGAACTTGGCGCGCACCTCGGTCGGGTCTGGGTAGTCATTGACCCTGAAGAGCCCGGCCATGCGGAACTGCGCCTGGGCGCGATACCCAGGATAGACCGTGAAAGCGAAGTTGTCGGCCTCGGCGTTGAGCAAATGCACCAGCCCTTCATGCTCCGCGATGAACTTCATGTAGACCTTGCGGCTCAGCAGCCGGTCGCCGTTGTCCTTCCACGGCAGGGTGTGCAGGATATAGTGGTTGTAGACCGCGCCACTCGCGGCGTTGACCTTGGACATCGCCTCCTTGGGTATGATCAGTTTGTTGACGTTGACCGCATCGGGGGCCGCGCCACTGTCGGCCGCCACCTCGCGGCTCTTCTCCTTATCTAGCTTGCGCGCTTCCCACGCGCCACGATGCAAGTTCACAAGCATACAATCAGTCGCGATAGACATACAGGTTCTCCACTAGGTAACGTCGCGTGCGGTGAAAGCACTGAACGCTTGGTTGAAGTCACGTCTAGATTGGCGTTGTCGCATCGCTCGGAACTCGGTGTACCCGATCCGCATGGACTGGTCGCTTCGCAGCAACTCCTGACGGTCAGTCGCCGATGCTCGCATCGCCATCGACATAGTCGCGTGGTCTCTGTCCGCATAGACCTTGATCGGCGTGAGATACCTGCAAAAGGGCGGACCCATCCCTGTCACAGCCACGGAAAACATGTCGAGTACGCACACCGCCCGCAGCTCGACATTCTCCAACAGATTTATCTGCCGCAACTCAACCACGGCCCAGCGGCCGACTGGAAACGTACTCCCGTAGATCATGTCCAACGAGCCCAGCAACGGCAGCTCCATGTCCACAATCTTGCTGGCCGTATCGACCCACGCGACCAGCGTGAACGATGCTAGGTGAGCCTGATCACCCGTCCAATCGGCACCCGCTGGGAGGTATTGCACGCGACGATCAGATTGTACGGGACGTTCTTCGGCCAAGGTGTGTATCCATCCGTGATTAAGATGACGATCTCGGGGTCGTATTTCTCGACGTACTTGAGGGGCTTGCGCATGTCCGTGCCGCCGAGCCCTTTGGGGTGGAGCTTGACTGGCTCGCCGGGCTCGAACTCTTCCTCGTGGGACACCTCCGTGTCATCGGCCCAGACCACGCGGGTCAGTGACGGTTTGACCTGCTCCAGCACATAGTTCACCTCGGCCTCGATCTGCGCGAAGTATCCCGACATCGAGCCCGAGCTGTCGCCGATGATCACCAACTCCCCCATGCCCTCGCTATGCCGCGTGGGTAGTATCACGTCCTCGAAGCGCCGGTTGCGCCGCGCCCAGGTCTCATCCAGTTTCATGACCTGGGTCATATACTCCTGGAGTAGTTGCTGCCAGGGCGCGGGCGGGTTGAGCACACCGTTCACGATGGCATCGAGACCCGCAGGCATTTGGCCCATCATCTTCGCCGCCGCCGCTGCCTGGGCCACCTGTTGCTGGATGGCGCGCTCGATCTGCGCCACCGCCGCTGGGTCACCTAGGTCTTCGGGATCGCGCAGGTCGCCGCCGAAGCCGCCGTCAATCGGGATGTCGCCCTCGTTGCCCTTCTGCTTCTCGTCGTCGTCGATGATCATGTAGATTTGTTCCGCGCTCATGCCCTCGAACTTGTGGTCATGATAACAGCTCGGCCACAGTTTGAAGCCGCCCTTCTCCATGATCAGATTGATCGCGTGGTCGCAGGCGATGTTCCACATGTGTGGCTTGCGACCGCCGCGCCGCAGGCCGTGCTTGAACATCTTATGCATCACCTCGTGGACGAGGACGAACATCACCGTGTCGGTATCCAGGCTGGCGATGAACTTCTCATTGTAGAAGATGCTCTTCATGTCAGTCGCCGCCGTGGGGAGCGTGTTGTCCACAATGAACGGCGTGTTGAGCACCAGCGTCGCGTAGAACACATGCTTGATCAGCAGTTGTCCACGCGCTTTGCTCATAGGTGTCATTACGGTACTGGTCATCACTCTTCTCCCTCGTCAATCGCTCGTGAACCACGCACCAATCTGCGAGGCATCTTGTTCATGTCTCTTGCGGCCCAGCCTGGGGGATACGCAAGCACGTTGGCGGCGAGCAGCGCCCTGATCTCGCGGTCTATACTCTGTTCCCCGCGCCGCCACCCAAGTTCTCGCATGTACCCATCCTCGCTTGGGACAGGACCGTAGGTCAAGCCCCCCATGAGCGCCGTGACAAACGCCACGGACTCATCGTCAGTCAGTTGATATTTCGCCATAGTGGTCTCCTACCACAAATATTTCCAGGGGCACACTGCCGTCAATGATTTTGACCGTGACGTGACCCATGAGCGCGGCCATGAGCACCTTAAGTTCTTCGTCGGTCAGATGGATTTGCATAGTTCCAGCCTCCAGCGCCCTAGCCCGTCTCGGGTTTGTCTGAGCAGCTTATGCGTCTGTAGACGTCGGACAATGCCTGTCACATTGCGATCACCCAACCACCACTGCGAGTGGCGTAGCAGGTGTGTGGTTCTTCTATGTGTCACCTGACCGAGACCGATAGCCATGAGCACAACGGATTGTTTGTCTGTGAGTTTACTCAGGTCGCGACCTTGCATCACTCTACCCATGCCTTGCGGTTTTTCTTGCGGTGCGCCAGTTCACCGATGAGTATGAGCCGCGAGACTTCGCGCCCTACATCCTCACCGTTGAGCACCCAGGTCTCGATCCGGGTGCCGCGATAAGACACACGCGCCCTAGTGACATGGCCGAGACGCGCGGCCATGAGCACCACGAGGCATTTGTCGCTCAGCTCCCTGCGCATGGCGTTACCTCAATCACCCAACGGCCATTGCGGCAACGCCGTCGAAGCACGTTTTTAGTTGTGAGACGCTCAACGAAGCCCGTCACCTCACGCGCGTCGATGAGCCACCTGTGCGTGTTTCTCCAGGTGTCAGTCCCGCCCCACTCGTGACGGAGAAGATCGAGACGGACAGCCATCACGATCCTCGCCTGCTTATCCGTCAGCCGCTCACAGCGTTTACACATTGCCGCAGCACCTCGCTGGTGGATAGCCCGTGCTCGGACGCCTTGCGCATCACGAAGTCGGCCTGCGCCCCGGTGAGCGAGATCGTGAACTGCCGCATGCCTCCGTCGATGGTCAGGCCGCCCGCCACCTTGCCGCCGCGCTGGAAGCTGTGCTTGGACGTCTTGTCCGTGATCGTGAACTTGGGTTTTTCCTGCGGAGCCGGCGTCTCGGCCCACCGCTTGGTCACGATTGGTTTCGCCTTCTTCGGCGTGCGCACAACTGGGTTGACGTCGATCAGCGCCTCCTTGACTTGTGGTTTCCCGGTAGTGAAGTCCGCCGCTGCCTTGCGCTGCGCCTTGGTCTTCTTCGGCCCGTCCACGGCCGCCACCGTTTCCGCGTAGCGCGCTGTGCTCGACGCGGCGTCACCGGACTTTTCCTGTGCGAGCTTCGCCGCCTTCTGCGTAGCGTAGCGCGCACGCCGCACGTCGTTGTAGCCTGGACTATTCTTTCCCATCAGTTCTCTCCTTGGTTGTTTGTGACAAGACGTCACAGATGCTGCTCACTTGAACACCACGCGATAACGCTTGGAGAACTCGACCATCTCCGGCCCCTCGTAGAGGCTCATGTCGCGAGCTAGCGCCAGCTGCCATGCGAGGATCACGTACTCCGGGTCCATGCGCTTCAGGAAAGTGAACAGCGGCGCGACGGTCTTGACGGTCATCGCCCCGGAGACGCTGACCGCCGTGGCGTATTTCATGCCCTCTTCCTTGGGTAGCGGGCAGCCCACGGGATCGGCCAGGATCGACTTGATCGGCGTCACCTTGTGCCAGATGTCGTGGAACCCCCAGAACTCCATCGCCGGTCCTTCGCCCACCGCGCCGAGCATCGCCGCGCGCTTCATATCGTCCGGTATAGTAGACGAGTAATATTTGATCGCCTTCATCCATGTGCGCGGCGTGGCGATGACGCGCTCCGGCTTGTCCGGGTCGTAGGTGTGCAGCAGGTTGCCGCGATAATTGAGGAACGCCATGAACATCGGCGGCACGCCCTGGGTCTGCGCCCACTCGCTCCACGCCTTCACGTCCGGGACCATGCTGTACCACGTCAGACGATTGCAGAGCGGGATCGGCATGCGGTTGACGACGCCGCGATCCTGCTGGCGGTTGCCGGCGAAGATCATGCGCACGTTAGGCTTGAGCGTGTGCTCACCCAGCGACCAGTCGTTGGCCAGTTGGTAGCAGTTCGCGAACACGGGCGGCGTGGCGCTGGTGATCTCGTCAAAGAAGATCACGACCGGGATGTCGTCCGGGAACTTGTCGTTGCCCACGAACGGCATCGTGCTGGGCGCGTGCCACTTGGTCAGTCCCGTGGCCTTGTCCAGCCCTGGGAAGCCACGCATGTCCACGCTGTCGTACTGCCCCAGCCGGATGTCCACCAGCATGCCGCCCGCTTCCTCCACGGCCTGGGCGATGGCCTCGGACTTGCCGATCCCGGTCGGTCCCTCGACCATCACCTGCTCTTCGAGGCCGATGACGATCTCTTTCACAATCTTCTTAAGCTGTTTGGCGTTGATGCTTTCCACGATAATCTTCCTTCAGTCAGTGAGAGAACTTTAGCTCAGTGAGAACTTCCAGTCAAGCCGCGATAGATGTTGCTTGTGACTGAGTGTCACAAGCCGGCCGAGCGGACGAGCCAGCAACGCAAGGGTGCGCGAGATCGTCATCGAGAGAGAGCTTCTTGGCGAGGGCCTGGGCGGCCTTCAGCCACTCCAGGGTCATCTCGTCACCCTCGTTCGGGGCCAGCTTATCCAGCACATGGCCCTGGCCCCGCCACGCGGCGATGAGCGTCTTCTCGATGTTATGCAGCGCCTCGCGCGCCAGCTCGCCGGTCATTTCAGTGACGTGGTCGTTGGGTCGGTAGCGGGAGCTGCGCTGGGGATAGTTGCACTCGATCCCCCAGCACGCCCAGGCGTACTCATCGTTGAGCTGGATGCCTTGGAAGTAAATATCCACCGCGACGCCGCAATAGAACCACTCACCGTTTTTCCAGGCGTTCATGACCCGCGTGGCCCACGCCTTGTGGCCGATGATTGACCGTGGGTTCTTCTGCTCGCCGATGTACCCAGGGTCTTTTGGGTCTGCGCTCGGCCAGAACCCTTCATCATCCCTGTCGGGCGGACCTGCGTCGGGGTCCTCGTGGATTGTCGCCACGAACTCGAAGCCGTCGTGTGACCACTCGACGGTGTCGCCGTTGTAGGCATCGTCGTTGAATTTAGGGATGTCCATCGCGCACCTCGTAGAGTTTACCTAGGTAGTCCCCGCTGCGCATATCGAACACGGAGACACAGCCATGTCGCTTGATCTGCTGGAGCAGCGTCTTGCGCTTCGCCGGATTGACGCCGTGCTCCGCCATGAGTTGACTGAACGGCGTCGGCGGGGTCTTACCCCCCACCTTACGATCCAGTATCACAAGCTTGACGTACATGATTGGTCACCTCCAGTGTTTGTCGATGTAGACAATGAGCGGCCCGAGTATGAAGAGTATCAGGATCGCCGCGATCAAGAGGGGCAAATAATCCTCCTATGTTGCGTGGCTGGTGGCTTCACCCACGTGGTGGCCATTGATGTCATAGAGCTTGACGGTTATATCAAGCGGTTGCTCTCGGTCTTCCCAGAATACGCGACGCGCGACGTCGCGTAAGATGCGCTTCACCTCCCGCTCTGGCGACGGCTGGAACACGTCGGTGTCGCAGTTGATCTCGACGGTGAGCTTGAACTTCATTCGTCCCACTCCAGCTTGATGGTCTTGCCGCCGACGCCGCAATGCCGCCTCGCGATGGCGAGCCTGATCAAGTCCTGCTCAATCTCCTTGACGCGGATGACCGTGGTCAGCAGATGCGCCGACACTTGGCTGGCGTAGGGCTTATCCGCTTCAAGGATGGGCATGATCCAGCTCCTTGTAAATCTGCTCAGGTGTCATGCCAGCGAACCACTCGGGCTGTTCGAACTCCCGGACGGCGATCAGCAGATCGATGTACGTGTCAATGGCGGCGATGGCCTCAGCGCGCTTTCGCGCGATGAGATGCTTCCTGGCGTGCTCAGCGTGCTGGCTACTCAGGTTGTCTGCGTGGGACATTGCGAACTCCTAGTTGATAGGCCGTAATAATCTTCAACGCTTTCCCGTGCAGCGCCGAGCCTTCGTCAGCCCGACGACACACATGGTTGTAGGCTTCCTGATTGAGGTACGCGCGCGCACTCAGCGGAGCCGTGGTTCGCACGAGTGACCACACGCCGATGCCGACACACCCAACGCCATCGGTCAGCTCAAACAGCGCCCAGCTCTCATGTTTGGCGCGGTGGATGTCATGTTGGGTCCATCCGAGCTTAGCCATCGCGGTCCTGGGGCTATATCTATGCATCCCGTGCCTCCACCAAGTGCTCGGCTGACACGCCCAGCTGTGAAGCCGCCACGATCCTCAGCGCCTTCTCGTGCATGGGTGATCCCTCGTCCGCCAGTGCGCCGATGCGTGTGAGCGTGGCGTCCAGGAGCGCGCCTGTGACGCGCTCGTACTCAGCCCACGCCTGATCCGTGGCGCGCGTGTACTCAGCCCACGCCTGATCCGTGGCGCGCTCGTACTCAGCGTACGCCTGACCCCTGACGCGCTCGTACTCAGCTTGCGCCTGAGCATTGACGCGCTCGTACTCAGCCCACGCCTGCGTTATGGTGGCGCGTGTCAGCTCGACACGCACGCCGCCATCGCCCATCACCAGCCACCAGCCCTCCAGGGCGGCCTGACGGGCGTCATCGTGGGTCCACCTGGGGTCAGTCATCACTCACTCCGATCAGCCGCATGCTCTCGCACCTGGGCTGCCCATTGGGCTGGATGACCCATTGCTCGGGCCGCCTGTCATGTTCCCCAGTGATCGCGTCCGCGATCACACCCGGAAAATCGTTGGCGGTGAGCGCCAGCATCATCTCCACCTTGGCGAGGATACCGCAATCGGCTTCAAGGCGACACTGGCCACACCACCGCAGCCGTACTTCGTCCATCTCACGGGCGTCGGCCGGGAAATACCTGAGCCCGCTACTGCCGGCCCGGCGATTAGCGTGCTGCCCGTGAAATAGGTCAATGCGCAAGATCGGCATGTACCCCTCGCGATGTTTCGTCCAGGTATCGAGCGTCGCACGCCGTGTAGCGTAGGGCAGCTTCGACCATTCCATCCCATCGGTCAAGCTCATTGAGCGCTTCCTCGATTTCCTGCTGGGTCCGCAGGGGCACGAACCCATGATAGACGCGGCTCGGATGCCCCGGATGTTTAGTTGTGCTCATGGCGCGCTTTTTCCTCTCTCTCATCTGTCTGTGACACTCGGTCACAAAGTAATCTCCGCACGGTGATGGACTTCTCGAAATCCTTGGCGAACCGCCTCATCCGGGAGCAGTGCCTGCATGTGCAGGGCAGGATGGACGGTCCTAGCCTGCGGCGGTAGCGTCGTTCGCGCTCTCGGTAGTGGCGGTTCAACGGGATGCTCATGGCGCGCTTTTTCCTTTCCCTCGTTTGAGAAGCCTTCCGCCGTACTCAACCAACGAGGCGACTTTCTGAACTTCTTCTTTCTCGTTGGTCGCGCTCGCACTCTCCTTCGTCTCGCGCGTCCACTCGCGCGTCTCACGTTTGTCGTCTCGCGCGTCTACTCGGCCGGCTTGCGGCGCTCCGGCTTGCGCCGGTACAGTAGTGACCGTGGGTTGCGGGCGGGTGACGAAGTTCCAGCATCGCTCGCGCTCGTCGTGGGTGCGGTAGATGAACGCCATATGCCTGAACCCATGGGCGGCGTCGAACACACTCTCGATGCGCGCGCCTAGCTGGTTGGCGTCCATGCGCGCGATCTGCTGCCAGTGCGGCGTGCCCTTGCCATCCCACGACTTGACGCGCGCGACAGCTAGGCTCATCGCATCAATCAGGTCGTCAGGTCCGATGAGCAACCCAAGTTGTTTGATGGTGGACATTTTTCCCTCTCTCTCTCGTCTCGCGCGTCTCACGTTTGTCGGCTTGTGACAGTCGGTCACAAGTGGATGGACCGACACAGAGAGTGTCGTCACAAAGAGTGTCGTCACAAAGTCTCAGCCAGCCGGCCGAATGCGGCGGCGCAACGACGCGCGTACTCAGCGTACGCCTGATCCGTGGCGCGCTCGTACTCAGCGTACGCCTGACCCCTGACGCGCTCGTACCCAGCACACGCCTGATCCGTGGCGCGCTTGTAATCATCCCCTACCTGAGCCAGGACGCGCGTGTACTCAGCGTACGCCTGAGCTTGCAGTACCCTACGAGCGATCCAGGTCCACTGGAATAACTGGGCCGCGGCCAGACAGCCGGCCTCGGTGACGTCTATGCCGTCAGGGAAGTGCTGGTCGAACAGCGTGAGCTGGGCCTCACAGGCTTTGTGGCGGACCAGAAGTTTACGTGTAATGCGCATCAAGGTCTCCTATGTCACGAATATCTCAAACCCAAGGATAGCGCTCGCGCAGCTGCATGTATGCGAGCACCTCGCCACTGGTCGCGAGCCACTCGCGCCGCTGGGTGATGACGCACCCGTGCTTGCGGTAGACAGCCAGCCGCACCAAGTCCAACGCCCGGCGGACCGACGCGTTGGCATACCATGTGCGGTCATCGGTCTTGAACGGTTGGTTATAGCTCATCCACGCGCGCGGCCGGTCGTGGATCGCATGGACCGAATGATAGAACCCGTTCGTGATGAACTCACGCCAGCGCTTGCGGTCCTTGAGGATCGCATATGTGTGCTCGTCACTCACGAACGTGCCCGACTGGCCCGACCCACGTGCGTTGTCAAAGGGGTGCATCGACCACGCCATGCGCAGCCAGTGCGCAAGGTCATGCGCGTCTGTCTCACGCATCGCCGCCCGCGCCTTGTTCTCGATCACAACAGGCCAGTCGAACGGTATGACGCCGGCCGGGCCGGGATGCCACTCTCGACTTTCTCGTTGGTCGCGCTCGCACTCTCTATCGTCGCCGGCTCTCTCTCTCGTCTCGCGCGTCCACTCGCGCGTCTCTCTCTCTCTCGTCTCGCGCGTCCACTCGCGCGTCTCACGTTTGTCGTCGCCGGCTCGTCCACTCGGCCGGCTATCGTCGCGACTTGTGAACGCGCAGACGCGGCGCATCTGGTAGAACCGTCCCGGCGTCCACCAACGCTCGCTGTGACCCGTGCTGGCGTTGCCCGCGAGCCGGACGATGAAGGTGGTCTCGCCCATGTTCGCGAACGCCGTCATATTGAATGACACGCCACGCGGCGTCGCCGCATCCGCGAACGCCGTCGTGCTTCGAGACCCGTAGCCCGTGACCACGAACGTGTCGTCTGGACGCCACGTGACCACGTTGGTGTCATGGTAGCGCAGGGCGACGCACCCATCGTCGTACTTAATGATGCCGTGGTAGCGCTTTGTGCTCTCACCCATGCGCCGCTCGTTGGGGTGCAGCGTGTCTCCCGTGGTCTCGGACCACACGCCGCCACCACGGCCCGGAGAGCCATGCTTGATGTTGTGCGTGTAGCTCTGTGAGCGCCATCGCTTCGCGCGTTCCCACGCGGCGACCGCCTCGGCATAGCTTTCAACGTGAGGTATCTCACGACCAATCAGTGCGTAGGGCATTGGTTTATCTCTCTCTCTCGTCTCGCGTTTGTGTCGTAGGGCTTTGTACCAACGTAGGTTAGGCGTGTAGTTGCGCGTCTCTCTCTCTCGTCTCGCGCGTCTCACGTTTGTCTCTCTTTGTCGTCTCACGTTTGTCGGCTTGTGACAGTCGGTCACAAGTGGATGGACCGACACAAACGTGAGACGCGCGAGTGGACGCGCGAGACGAGAGAGAGAGACGCGCGAGTGGACGCGCGAGACGATACTCTTTGTCGTCACAGGGTCAACCAGCTACACATATCCCTATTGAATTTGTATTATAGCATACTCAGTGACCCATGTCAAGTCGAGAGGGGTGATCTCTCTATCGTCTCGCGCGTCCACTCGCGCGTCTCACGTTTGTCGTCTCTCGTCTCGCGCGTCCACTCGCGCGTCCACTCGCGCGTCCACTCGCGCGTCCACTCGCGCGTCCACTCGCGCGTCCACTCGCGCGTCTCACGTTTGTCTACTCGGCCGGCTCGCGCGTCTCATGTTTGTGTCGTAGGGCTTTGTACCAACGTAGGTTAGGCGTGTAGTTGCGCACCTCGCGATCCCAAGCGTAGCGGTAACCCACGGTATCCTGTTGGCGGATGAAGGCTAGGGCGATCATGGCCCATCGCTCATGGTGGAACGCTCGGCCTTGGATGTAGGCGAGTATCCCGTGGGCGTCGGTGAAGCGTGACCCAACAGGGATGACGGTGACATGGTTGTCAGGGGCGGTGCGATGGAAAAAGAAGCCTCGGTCGCACGCAGTGGCTTGGCGGTACTTGGTCCACACAATCTTCGCACCAGTCCCATGAGATTGGTCCGCGAGCCTAAGCAACATCGGGTTCGTGGTGCGCGGTAGGCGCATACGCTCGATTGTCGCATCGAATTGATAATGGTCGCCATAGACGTCGTGGTAGGCGAGCTTGCGGGGCTGATAACCGTATTTTTGGCCATGTCGCGGCATCGCGTTGATTTCCTTAAGAGTTTACCAGATGGGCGCTTCGGGACAGCTTCATAGCAGCCGCTGTCCGGTTTCGTCAATGGGTAAATGCGCGTAAGTTATTGAAATTTCAAGGCGCACGCCGATATCCACAATGTCCTGCCTAAAAAAGGGAGAGACACACGCATATAGATTGATTTTTTGTTATTAATGTCTACGTACCAACTTACACAATGGATTGATGTAAAAATCTGGCTCCCTCATGTATCTCTTATATTTTTAGATAGGACATATAATATAATAGTAAGTGTTTTTTTATTTCAATGGGTTACAGCCACATGCGACTGGACAGAAAAATCATACGGTCGAGACATGTTACTGTCGTTTGGCATAATGTCACTACTATAGTGATATCAATGACTTAGCCCTTGTGACACTTGGTCACAAGGGCCATCCAGGATCGAAGTCGCTAAGTCATTGATTTCATTGACGCCACTGGTGGCTAGACATTAGGGACAACGTGTAAAACCGGACAACGTGGGCGCGTTGCCGGTTCATATAAATGGTTTTTATACCAAGTGCATTTTCATGACTTGGTGCCACGAACGTTTTCACCAAGTCGAAAAGTCGCGCGCCGAGAGCTTGCATGGATTACACCTTTGGACTGTAGAATACGGACATGGAAAAGCCCCGCTACCTTTCGGCGCGGGGCTAGACTTGATATTTTCTAAGTTGTTACCAAGGTGAAAACTATCAGGCGGCTTTCTTCCGAGGCGCTTTCTTGGCTTGCGCGGTATGGAGCGCCTCGGCTTTTTCCGCCGTCATATGCGCGGCGATGGATACGAAGCCCGCAATCGCGTCGCGATATTCCATGCCTAGCGCGCCCTCGAATTTTGCTGCGTTGGCGCTCATAAGGTGTGTCAGGTGTGTAGCCATTAGGGACATATAGCGAGAGAGTTCGCCGATATCCGCGACGCGCGGAACGATTAGCGCGCTATCGCCAAGCGTAAGGCTTTCGGCCTCGGGCGCGCCCGGAACTTTGGGCGCGCTCTTGGCGCTCGCAGTCTTAGGCTTGTCAGTCTTTAGACCAGCGCGCTTCAAGGCGCGCGCCCAACGCTGGCGCGCCATGCCATATGTAAGCTCAATGGCTGGCGTGCGGCGCTGATCGTCAGCCGCTTTCGACGTCGCGCCGCTCTTGCCAAGTTCTTGGTAGGAAGCCTCTTTAGACAAGCCGTGCGCTTCGGCGATGACGCCAGCGTAGAAGGCATACTTGATATCTTCCTGATCGCCTCCAGCGTCAACGATAGCCTTGATGCATACGCTTTCGGCGCGTTCGAAGGCGCCGGCCGCAATGAAAACAGTGTCGAGGACAGCGGCGCGATTGGAACCGGCATTAGCAGTTTTAGCAGCATTGGACATGATACAATTCCTCAATCAGTCGGGTTAGGGGAAGGAACCTTTGTGACATTTGGTCACAAAGGCTTGTTGTTCAGATGCGCGCCAATTTGCGACGGGCTTCTGATATCTCCGCGACACAAGCGTCGCGTTGATCGATAGGCGCCTCTGGCGCGGGCTTGCGAGCCTTGCGCTTGAAGGACCACGAAAGGTTAACGCCCGCGAGTGTTGCGAAGTGTAGACCACCACGCTTACGATAGTTGACGCTGGCGAGCGGATCGAAAGCGAACGCTCGGGCAATGCGTTCATCTATGATGCGCTTGAAGTTGTTCAGCCGGCCGATGGCCGTGAAGTCTGCGATATAGCGAGGTTCCTGCATCTGGTTTCTCGTTAGCGTTGCTCTGAATGAGTACACACTATGGCATGGTCAGTGACCCATGTCAAATCGGCCCTTGTGACAGGCTGTCACAGACCTATGTCACGAGCAACCAACCATGACTGTCTGTCAGTCAGGCAGCCTAGGAAGTAATTCTTTTCGCGGTCGGCGAAGGGGGGCAAGGGGTTTTTGATCTCGCATGGGGCGGGGCTTCACCCATCTCACATACATTTTTTCCAGAATTTTCAAGATTGACTTCTTGGTTAGACCTTGACGCCAACATACATTTTTTCCAGAATTTTCAAGATCGACTTCTTGGTTAGACCTTGGCGCCAACATACATTTTTCCCAGAATTTTCAAGATCTACTTCTTGGTTAGACCTTGGCGCCAACATACATTTTTTCCAGAATTTTCGAGATTGACTTCTTGGTTAGACCTTGGCGCCAACATACATTTTTTCCAGAATTTTCAAGATCGACTTCTTGGTTAGACCTTGTCAGCGCGTGCATCTTGTGTAATGTGTGAGCATCATGGCCACGACCCCGAGCCCGCTCACCATACTCGATAGCGACCCCGCGAAGATTGGGTGGCCGCCGACGCTGCCGATTGAGATCGCCCTGCGCGAGCAGACGCCGAAGGAAATCTGCGCGGCCTACGGCATCGACCGCGCGGAGTGGCAGCGCCTATGCGCCGATCCGGTGTTTGGCGCGGCCGTCCAGAAAGCCGCCGACATGCTCCAGAAAGAGGGCATGTCCTTCCGCGTCAAGGCGCAGCTCCAGTCCGAGGAACTGCTGAGGACGTCGTGGGGCCTCATACACAGTCCCAACGACCAAGTGGCCCCCAGCGTGAAGGCCGACCTGATCAAGTTCACGGTGCGCGCCGCTGGGTTGGACGCGAGCATTGAACAGAAGGCTAATGGAGCTTTGGGGGCTGGTGCTGGCCCTGGTCTCCAGATTAACATCCACCTCACCGCTCCAGATCGGGGCGTCACCATCGAAGGGACATGATCCGCGAGTAGACGCGAGATCATGCATGAAGAAGGACATCTCAGTGACCGACGAAGCCCAGCCTGCCATCACCACATCCCAAACCGTCGAGAGCGGGAACACCGTCGTCCAGTCCGTGGACCCGGTCACGGGGGTCGTGACCCAGACCAGCATCTCGAACGCGTCGCGGGAAACCCCCAGCCCGCATGTGATCGAGGAAGAAGTCACCGAGGGCGCGCTCGCGAGCGACCCGCAAGCTGGCCGAGTAGACGAGCCGGCGACGATAGAGACGACAAACGTGAGACGCGCGACCAGCGTGGAAGAGCCCGCCCCCGTGGGTCAGTTGGACAAGGCCGTGGCGCTGACACGCGCCAGGGTTCAGTCACAGGGGCTGTTCACGATGCTCCACAACGTTGGGTCGCACGCGGACCTGGACATCAAGGAGCTGGCCAAGACCGTCGAAAGCCTGATAGCCGCTCTGCGCCATCTGGTTTGAGATGCAGCACCACCTGCTCTAGGGTGGTCAGTTTAGTCGGCGCGGAACATGCGCGCCGGCACAGCCTGGACAGCTCCACGATGGCGGCCAGATCGACGACCGGGATGAATGGGCTGGTTAGGAGTTGACGTTCGAGCATATCCACGCGGATGAGTGTGGTCTCAGTGAGAGTCATTCGGATAGTTCCTGGGTTACCCCCAGTTGCGTAGATGGCTGGACTGCGTCAGATATGCCACCCTCGGAAACTGCTTAGGAGAACCTCCATGGCCATGCCACCGTTCGCGATGAAATCCGGCAAGGGGATGATCCCCGCCAAGAAAGGAGCGCCGCGAGCCGACGCGAGCGCGACCAAGGGGAAGAGCGCGAACCCCTTCGGAAAGAAGAGCGCGAGCCCCGCCAAGGAAGGAGCGCCGCGAGCCGACGCGAGCGCGACCAAGGGGAAGAGCGCGAGCCCCCCCATGAAGGGCAAGGGACCGCCTATGAAGAAATTCGCGGGCGGTACGACGTCGGTGCCGACCCCGCCGCCCGCGCCGCTTCCCGGACCCGGAGACACGCAGACCAGCGGCAACTGGGGCTCGGGCGGCCAGAACCAGACGCTGCGGAAGACCATTTTCGGGAAATAATCCTAAGACCCCGAAGTCCACGGAAGAGAGTTTAGGTTGACCGTCGTACCGATCCCAGTCGTTCACGCCACCGAGGAAACGCGGCGCAGTGTCGTCGCGCTGCTGGAGAGCTGCCTGGAGGACGCGCGCGCCGGGAAGATCGACACTGTCGTGATCGTGGCGCACTACCTGGACGGGATGCCGTGGCGAAACAGCGCGTCCAGCACGCCGAGCCTCTCCGAAGCCTTGGGGCAGATGGAAATCCTGAAGCATCGGTGGATCGCTGGGAGTGGTAGGTCGTGACGACTGTCATCGACTATATTCCGCCGCCCACCATCGGCGCATTCATCCAGGACTACACGCCCGGCGATCTGTTCATGGACTGGATCGTCGGGCCAGTAGGGTCCGGGAAGACGACGGGCATCTTCTTCAAGCTGTGCTTCATGGCAAGCCTCCAGGCCAAGAGCCCGGACGGCATCCGGCGCACGCGCGCGGTGATCGTGCGCAACACCATGCCGCAGCTCAAGGACACCACACTGGTGTCGTGGGGCTACTGGTTCAAGCAGGGACAGGCGGGTCACTGGAACGCCACCGACAAGATTTACACGCTGCGGTTCGGTGACGTCGAGTGCGAGGTGCTGTTCCGCCCGCTCGACACCCCGGACGACGTGGCGCGCGTGCTCTCGCTCGAAGTGACCTTCGTCATCATCGACGAGTTCGTGGAAATCCCCAAGCCGATCATCGACGCGCTCTCGGCGCGCGTTGGGCGCTATAAGATGCCCGATGGCACGCCTGTGTCGAACTGGGGCATGTGGGGGTCGTCGAACCCGAGCACCGAGGACAAGTGGTGGTTCGACTATCTGCACAAGGACAGGCCCGACAACGTCCGGTACTTCCTCCAGCCCAGCGCGCTGGGTCCAGACGCGGAGAATGTCGAGAACCTGCCGGGTAAGGCGAAGTATTACACGAACTTGATCAAGGGCAAGAGCAGCGCCTGGATCAACCAGTTCGTGAAAGCGGAGTGGGGGTTCAGCATCGCGGGCACGCCTGTGATCACGGACTTCATTGAGAGCATGCACGTCGCCAAGTCGCGGCTGGTCTTCGACCCGTACCGCACGGTCGTGGTCGGGCTCGACCCTGGGTTGGCGGGCTCGGCCATGTACCTGGGTCAGCAGGATGACGACGGGGCCATCAACATCCTGCATGAGCTGGTGCAGGCGGGCATGTCGGCGGAAGAACTGATCTCGCGGCGGCTCAAGCCGGCGCTCAGGGAGCGGTGCCCAGGCGCGCGGGTGGTGATCGCGCCCGACCCAGCGGGATCGTTCCGCAACCAGAACGACAAGGGCACCGTCGTCAAGACATTCCAGAAGCACTTCCGGGTCGAGGCCGAGACTAACAACCGGCTGCCGCTGCGGCTGGACGCCTACCGGCACTTCCTGACCAGACTGGTCGGAGGTAAGCCGGCGCTCCAGATCGACCCGAGCTGCCGGGTGCTCATCCGGGCGCTCAAGGGCGGCTGGCGGTACACGATGGACCAGAAGAAGGACATCATCAAGGGTGCGGAGCCCGAGAAGAACCAGTGGTCGCACTCTGGCGACAGCGGCGGATACTTGCTACGATACTTCCACCGACAGACCGAGCGCGAGCAGCGGTATGGTCCGTCCGCATTCAAGCCGCCGACCTTCTCGGGACGCAGCTATCACGTGAGATGAACCCATGGCCCAGACTTACGCGACCGCCCTAGCCGAGATCAAGCCGCCTGCGGTCGTGGTGCCCTCCGCGGAAGGCTCCCCGGTCAAGAAAATTGACGCGGCAAACCTGCGGCAGCTGGGGCAGAACCTCAATCACCTGTTCATGCAGTACGTCAGTGACCGGCGCATCGCGGAACTGCGGTGGCTGCGCAACCAGCGGCAGTATCTGGGCATCTACGACCCCGAGATCGAGAAGGAGTTGAGCGTCAATCGGTCGAAAGCCTACCCCCGGATCACTCGTGTGAAGTGTATTTCGGTGCTTTCTCGGCTGATGAACCTCATGTTCCCCGGAAACGAGCGCAACTGGGAGCTGTCGGCCGACCCGGACGCGGATATTTCGCTCGACGAGGTGAAACAGGCTCTCCAGGAGGCCAAACAGCGGGACGAGGACGCGGGAACGCAGCCCAAACTCGACGTCGAGTACGCGCAGAACGCCATCAAGGAGTTCATGGCGGGCCGTGTGGGACAGTTGGAGCGGCTGATCGACGACCAGCTCCAGGAACTGGGCGGTCACCAGAGCAAGGACTACATCTCACTGAACCGAGACGTCATCCGGTCGGGCATTCTCTACGGCCTGGGCGTCCTCAAGGGGCCGATGGTCCGTGAGGGTCGCGCCGTGGTGTGGGACGAGGTGGACGGCGTGCCGTACCCGCGCTCGAAGAAGGTCTACAAGCCGCATTTTGAGTTTCTGCCGGTCTGGGACTTCTACCCGGACCTCTCGGCCAAGACTTTCGCGAGCATGGACGGGCACTTCACGCGTACGGTAATGTCCCGCGCGCAGGTGCGCAAGCTCATGGATCGCGCCGACTATTTCCCGGATCAGATCAGGACATTTCTTCAGCGCAACCCGCAGGGCAACTACCGCGCTCAGCCGTTCGAGACCGAGCTGCGGGCCATGGGCGTCAAGGTCAACGTCAACGAGATGAAGTCCGAGACGATGAAGTACGAGATGATCACTTGGCACGGCGCGGTGTCGGGTGAGTATCTGCGTCTCGCGGGCTGCGACGTCCCGGACGACAAACTGGCGGACGATCTCGA